TGAGTTTTATGCAAAATGTTGGAATAAGAAACACCGTCACGTATTGTCAATATGGAGATAGTAGAATGAAGCCAACCGATATATGGACTAATAATCTAAATTGGAAACCACGAAAGATGTGTAAAAATGGTATGCCTTGCCACGAACCAGCACCGAGAGGATCTAGAACAGGAACACAGGGTTTAAAAAACAATTATGAAAGAAGTGTTGTTCCATATGAATTGTGTAAAGAAATTTTAAACAGTAGTATATGAAAGAACACCAATTACAAAAGTCAATTATAAAATACTTGAATTTAAAATATCCCAACTTGTTATATTGTGCAAGTGCAGGTGGAGTAAGAACATCTTTTAAACAAGCAATAAAAATGAAACAAACAGGATATGTAAAAGGTTTTCCCGATTTGTTTATATATGAACCAGTAGAACCCTATCACGGATTAGCAATAGAAGTTAAAATAAAAAAGGGTAGACCAACAAAACCACAATTAGAGTGGCGAGATAAATTAAATAAACGAAATTACGTTTCCGAGATTACATACGGTTTTAATGAAACAATAGATGTCATTGAAAGATATTTAAACGGAACAATAACAAAATTGAATGAGAATTAAACCTACTTTTTTTAATACAAGAAACAAGAGTTTACATTGGGATTATACAGATACTAACAATAGGTTGTTAACAATTATTTTGGATAATGGGCAAGAATTAAATTTTATTTTTCGAGATTTGAAAAAAACAAAACTTAAAGCAAACCAAATTATATACAAACGCTTTGGAAAAGACAGAGTAAAATATATAGAGTGCGACAGAATTTCAAAGACAGAATATGATATGTTAAAGAATTTAGGAACACCAAGTATAAACAATGTCAATATTAGATGAATTTATTAATGAAAACTATAATAAATTACAAACTATCTCGCGGACGATAACGGGATCCAAACATCTAACATTGATTACCACCGATGCTGATGATTTACTACACGAAACAATAGAAATACTTTATACAAAGATTGATCCTAAAAAACTAAAAAGATTAATAAAAGCCGAAAAACTAATCTTTTTTATAGTTAGAATTATGATTAATCAATTTCACTCAAACACCTCTCCTTATTTTTATAAATATAAAAAGTATTATAAGCACGTAAACACAAATTATAATACAAGTATATTGTGGACTGAACATTGGCTGAATAATATACCAGAAGAAGAAGACCAAATTGAAATAAAGAAAGAGTTTGAAGTAATGCTTGAAAACATAGATAAACAATTATCTAAATTAAACTGGTTTGACGCAGAAGTTTTTAAAGTGTATTATCTATACAAACACAGCCTAAACACACTATCTGCTGAAACAGGGATTAATCGCAATACATTATATAATTCAATAAAGAGAGTAAAAGATAAATTAAAACAAGATGAATAATTATTTAGAAGAATTTATAATCGGAACAACATTATTAATAATAATAATCTTATTTATATTAGCACTATGGTAGAAAAAGGACTGGGAGATAAGGTTGAAAAGTTTACTGAATGGACTGGTTTAAAAAAATTAGTCAAATCTATTTTTGGTGAAGATTGTGGGTGCGATGAACGAAAAGCCAAACTCAACCAAATGTTTCCAAATTTTAAAAACATCAGACCGTTTAACGAAACAGAAAAACAAATATTTGAAGAAATATTACCACAAGTTGAAAAAAAGAATGCTATTAGTCCAGATGAGAAAAAAACCTTGTCAGTATTATATAAAGCTGTGTTTCAACAGGATCCATCTTGGAGTAATTGTGGAAGTTGTAATATAAAAGTTTTAAATAATTTAAAAAGAGTATATTCAAAATCGTGCAATACAAAATAGAAAAGAAATATCACTTTTATGCAGGGCATAGGAACGAAAATTTGAATGACAAATGTTTCAATTTACACGGACACACATATTATATTAATATGTTTTTTGAATTTGATTATAATGTAGAAACAGGAATAACATTTTTATTCAGCGATATAGATAAAATTGTTGATCCAATAATAAAAGAATTAGACCATTCATTATTAATACACGATAAAGACCCATTATTAAAGTATTTAAACCTTTTTATCAAAGAAGAAAACACACCGCTAAAATTATATAAAATGAATCAAACAACAAGTGCGGAAAATTTAAGCAAAATGATATTTGAAATGGTAGATAAATATTTACCAATTAAGAAAATAACATTACAAGAAACAACATCAAGTATAGTTAGTTATGAAATTAGCAATTAGCGAACATTTTTATTCATTACAGGGCGAGGGAAAAACAATGGGAAAACCCTCTGTTTTTTTAAGGCTGACAGCTTGTAATCTAATGTGTGGTGGTAGAGGAACAGAAAAAGATAAAAAGCTACACAATGGAGCAACGTGGAGATGTGATAGTATAGAGGTGTGGAGAACAGGGCGAAACCTACCTATTGAAGAAGTGGTAGCTGAATTAATGGCTTACGAAAAAGATTTCTATAATGGTGCACACTTAATTATAACAGGTGGTGAACCTTTATTACAACAGAAAGCGTTAGAACCGTTCATTGAAACATTAGTTGATATGTTGGGATATAAACCATTCATTGAAATAGAAACAAACGGAACCATAACACCAAAAGGAAAACTATTTACATACATAGACCTTTTTAATTGTAGTCCAAAACTATCAAATAGTGGAGAGGAATTGAAAAGAAGATACAAACCCGATACACTTAACTTTTTAAATTTAACAAGAAGTATATTCAAATTTGTTGTTAGTAATGAAAAAGACCTACAAGAAGTATTATTAATAGTAGACAAATGTAATATCTTTCCAAATAAAGTGTATTTAATGCCCTCTGCGAGCGATATAAAAGAATTAGAGGGAAATACACCACAGACGGTGGAATGGTGTTTAAAACAAGGATTTAATTTTTCAACAAGATTACAGATAATAATATGGAACCAAACAACAGGAGTATAAGCTGGGTAGAAATATATCAGCAAATAGATAAAATACTTAATCAATTAGAAAACAAGAAACACAAAGCATACGGAATACCGAGAGGTGGACAGGTTGTAGTGGGAATGCTGGGTTTTTGTAATGAGAAAATTGAGGTGGTTGAAGATCCAAATCAAGCCGATATTATTGTTGATGATTTATACGATAGTGGAACAACATATCAAAAGTGGAAAAAGAAATATCCTCAAGCTGATTTCTATTTTCTATTTGATAAAAGGGAAAAAGAATATGCTGGTAGATGGTTAGAGTTTCCGTGGGAGAATAGTGGAGACAAAGAAGTAGAGGAAAATGTAATAAGATTATTAGAATATTATGGTGAAGATGTTAATCGAGAGGGTTTAAAAGAAACACCCAAAAGATATATAAAATTCTTTAAAGAATTTTTAAACCCACCACTCTGGAAACCAACAACATTTTCTTCTGAAGGATATGACCAAATGATTGTTCAAACAAATATACCGTTTCACTCTTTATGTGAACATCATATTGCACCGTTTTTTGGAGTAGGACATATTGCATACATACCAAATAAAAAAATAATTGGCTTAAGTAAATTAGCAAGAACACTTGAAACATTTAGTAGACAATTACAGAATCAAGAGAGAATTACAAATCAAGTAGTAGATTTTCTAATGAAAGAATTAGAACCGCTTGGTGTTGGCTGTGTTATTAAAGCAAAGCATATGTGTATGGAAATGAGGGGCGTTAAGAAACACGATACATACACTACAACCTCTGCGTTGAGAGGTGTGTTTGAAAATAAAGAACAAAAAGACGAATTTTTTAAACTTATTGAATTATGAAAAAAGCAATAGTGTTATTATCGGGTGGTCAAGATAGCACCACTTGTTTGTATTGGGCATTGAGAAACTTTAAAAAAGTTCTAGCAATCGGTTTTGATTACGGACAAAAGCATTTAAAAGAAATAGAATGTGCTAAAAAAATATGTAAAGATGTAGGAGTGCCTTATGAATTAATAAACATAAAAGAATTGCTAGGAAATTCAGCTTTAACAAATCATAATCAAGATATAAATTCAAACCATAAAGATTTAGAACACTTGCCTGCAAGTTTTGTTCCCGCAAGAAATGCTTTATTTTTAACCGTTGCCACCACTTATGCTTTTAATAATGGAATAAAAAATATAATAACTGGCACGTGTCAAACGGATTATAGTGGCTATCCAGATTGTAGACAAGTATTTATTAATAGTTTATCGGTTTCATTATCTTTAGCATTAGACACAGACATTAAAATACACACTCCTTTAATGTATTTAGACAAAGCACAAACGTGGAAATTAGCAAAAGATTTAGATTGTTTAGATGTTATAATTAAAGACACAATGACTGATTATAATGGATCTCAAAAGATGAACGAGTGGGGCAGAGGGGAATTAGACAATCCAGCAAGTGAATTAAGAGCAAAAGGATATTACAAGGCAAAGGAAAACGGTTGGTTATGAAAATATATTTTGCAAGTTATATAACAAGTCCAAAAATTTTAAAAGTTGAAGGAGATTTTGGAGTATTAATTTCTTATGTTGAAATAAACAAAAAAGGAATAGATGATTTAAAGAAACCTATAATTTTAGATAGTGGGGCTTTTTCAATAGCATCGGGAAAATCTAAACATACATTAGACGATTATATAAAATTTCTACACAAGAATAAACATAAAGTAGAATGGTATGCTAATTTAGATATTATAGGAAATGCTAAAGCAACGTATGATAATCAAAAGGAAATGGAAAAACAAGGATTAAGCCCTGTTCCCACTTTTCATTATGGAAGTGATTTCAAATGGTTAAAAAAATATAAAGAAGAATATAATTTCATAGGATTGGGCGGGTTAGTTCCATATGCAAAACAAAAAAAGAAATTATTTAAACATTTATCCAAATGCTTTAATATATTGCGGTCAGATGTTAAAACGCACGGATGGGGAATGTTTGGAAAAAAAACTTTAGAAACATATCCTTTTTATTCTGTAGACAGCACGAGTTGGTTGTATGGTGGAAAGATGAGAAAAAAAGTAGATTTTTTAGAAAAAAATAAAGACGGAGACTGGAGAAAAGGTGAACCATCATTCGCAAGAGTAATGCACTTTCACGATTTAAACATACATAATGCAAAAGAGTATTTAAAACTTAATAATTATATAACAAAATTATGGGAAAAAAGAGGAATAAAATGGGATACATAGAAATATCTTTAGACAAATTAGTTAAAGCTGATTGGAATTATAAAACAGAAGATAAAGACAAACAGGAAAAGTTAAAAGAAAACATAAAAAGGAATGGACAAATAGAAAATATTATCATTAGAGAATTAGACACAGGCTTTTATGAGGTTGTTAACGGTAATCACAGATTAAGCGTTTTAAAAGATTTAAATATCGAAAAAGCTTATTCGTATAACTTGGGCAAAATAACTCAAGCACAGGCAATAAGAATAGCAATAGAAACTAACGAAACAAAGTTTGACACAGATAGTATAGCATTAGCAGAAAGAGTTAAAGAATTAACAAAAGAATTTGACTTAAAAGATTTAATAAATACATTACCATATAGCGAAATAGAAATAGATAATTTTTCTAAACTAACTGACTTTGATTGGGAACAATATGAAACTGATGATTTGAGTGATACATTTAGTGATACAGAATTTGATAAAACTATTAATGTAAAAGTAAGCAATGAAACTTATAAAAGATGGTTAGAATTAAAAGATCGTTTAAAGGGAATAATAGGATATGAGAATGATAGTAAAGTAATGGAATTTGCTATTATTGAAACATTAAATATACCATTAAAGTCATTAGAATAATTATACATAATTACACACAATAAAAAAAGAAAAAGAAATAATAGAGTTGTTAAACAGAATAGAGGAAAATCTAGAAACCTGTTGCGGTATCACAATGGAACAAGATGAGGTGTTAGAAATAGTAGATAAAATAAAAAATATAATTAATGGAAATAATTAAACATTTGTTTGGATTTTGTGGAGAACCACATTTAAACTTGATTACATTGGTTTTAAGCACACCAATTATATTATACATCACATATTACTTTAAACTTTTTAAATAATGGCTAATAAGAATAAATACACATTAGAACAAATTAAAGACGCAATTAATAAAGCTGGGGGTTTCATTTCAATAGCTTGTAAGAGTTTAGGTTGCACAAGGAAAACAATTTATAATTATATTGATAAATACCCAGAACTCAAAGATGTTGTTAATGATATTAGAGAACATTATTTAGATATTGCAGAAGCTAGTTTAATTCAAAAAGTAAAAGACGGAAACACGCCAGAATTATTATTCTATTTAAAAACACAAGGAAAGAAAAGAGGATATGTTGAAAAGCAACAAATTGATTTGTCGAGTGGTGATAACCAAATAAACAAAATTGAAATTGAGATCGTTAAACCTAAAGGGAACAAGAATACTGAATGAAAATCTAAACGCGAAAACTAAAATTGTAGTTAATCAAGGTGGAACAAGAAGTGGAAAAACAATAGCGTTATTGCAGTTAATAATCATTCAAGCATTACAGAGCAATAATAAAGTATTCACTATTGTGAGGAAATCATTTCCAAGTTTAAGACAATCGGTGTTAAGAGATTTTGTTAACCTATTAATTGAATACGATTTATATAGTGAGGAAAGGCACAACAAATCAGAACAGGTATTTAAATTTGGATCTAATATTATTGAATTTGTTTCATTAGACCAGCCACAAAAAAAGAGGGGAACAAAGCGAGATATATTATTTATTAACGAATGTAATGAATTATCGTATGAAGATTATTTTCAGTTAATTATAAGAACAAACGAGAAAATATATATGGACTTTAATCCGTCCGATGAATTTCATTGGATATATGATAAAGTGTTAACGAGAGATGATTGCACATTCATAAAGTCTACATATAAGGACAACCCATTTTTAGAGCAATCATTAATAGATGAAATTGAAAGACTAAAAGATACAGACAGCAATTATTGGAACATATATGGACTTGGAGAACGTGGTGTTAGTCAAAGTATTATATTTCCAAATATTCAAATTGTAGAAAACTTTGATGGTGAACACTTGGGCTATGGACTTGATTTTGGATACGCTATTGATCCGAGTGCGATGGTGCAAGTATTTAAGAAAGATGATAAGCTCTATTTTAAAGAATTGTTTTACGAAAGGAAACTAACAAACGATATGATAGCTAAAAGGTTTTCAGAATTGGGTGTTGATCGTAGAACATCAATATATGCAGACAGTGCCGAACCCAAATCAATAGCTGAAATACATAGGTTCGGTTGGAATATAAAACCAACAATAAAGGGTAGAGATAGTATTAATATTGGAATAGATATATTGAGACGATATAAATTATATGTAGACAAATCAAGCCTTAATTTAATAAAAGAATTTAGAACATATAAATACGAAATAACTAAAGATGGAATTACTACTACAAAGCCAATAGATAGAGATAATCACGGAATAGACGCGATTAGATATGCTTGTGTAATGAATTTAAGTAAACCCAATTTCGGCAAGTATTATATCGCATAAAACAAAAAGTAAAAATTTATATTTAATAAAAGCATATGAAAGTAGATTTAGTAATACCAAATGAATGGAAAGATATAACAATTCAACAATTTCAAGAATTCGAGGAGAATATATCTTCAAAGAAAAGTAAGACTAATAAATTAATTACAAGTATATCTATATTATGTAATGTAGAGGAAAGAATAATTAAAAAACTTAAAACAAGAGACTTGCAGGAAATCGCTCTTGAAATAAATAAGTTAGAAAGCAAAAAACCATTAGCGTTTGAATTACAAAAGGTAATTGAATACAAGGGTTTTAAATACGGTTTAATACCAAATATGTCAGAAATGACAACAGGTGAATTCATCGACCTTGAAACGTGGGCTGGAAATGATAATGCGATGAAAAACCTACACAGGATAATGAGCATATTGTATCGACCAATAGTGGGTAGCATTAATGTAGCTGGGCAATATAAAATTGAAACATACGAACCCACATTAGAGAAAGAGAATGTGATGTTAGATTTGCCGATGGATATAGCTTTAGGGTGTGTAAATTTTTTTTTTCGTTTAGGCGGACTACTTATAGAGAATTTGCACAACTCTTTGAACAAGAGGAAAAAGTAGATGGGTTTGTTGATGATAATAAACCAAGTGGACAAGATTTGCAAAGTAAATACGGTTGGTATGCTATATTATACTCATTAGCAAATGAAAACATTTTAAACATTAAAAAAATAACATTAATACCAATATATGAAACATTAACCTTTTTATGTTATCAAATGGATTACCAACAGGAAATGAGAAAGAAACAAAAAAATAGTATTGTCTAATGGCTGATAAAAACACAAAACAAAACCCGAATAGATTACGATTTGCTTATATAGTAGAGCAATTTGAAACAATTCAAAAGAAACACAATTATATCAAATCATTTCATATGGGTCCAGATGAAGAAATTGATATTACAAAACTCGGAATGGAAAATTATCCTATACTATATGTTGAACCAACATCATCATCAGTAGATAATTTTATTGAAAACTTTACATTCAATGTATTGATTTTAGATTTATTTGTTTATAAGGGCATAATAAACACACAATTAATGCCTAACGAAGAAACAATACAAAACAATGTATTACCAATTCAAAGCATAAGAAATGACGCACAAAAAAGAATATTATCACAAGCTCATCAAATATTTAAAGATGTTATTATTCAGTTTGTTCAAAATTTTGATGAAGTTAATTCGTGGGTCAATCAAGAGGTAGATTTACAAATGCCTATTAATATGTCGCCTATTGCAACAGGTGATGATAATATGTTATGGGGTTGGACTGGTCAATTCACTATAACAGTAAATAATCAGAATAGTATATGCACCGATAACACCGTTCAAATTATAGATCAAACATAATATGAAAATAGACGTAGACCCTAAACAATTACTCAAGACAATACAGGTTTTTCAAGATTATGGAAAACAGGTAAGACGATACGCTCGTATGATCTTATCACAAAGAAAGAAAAACACCAAATCAAAACAATTATACAACTCAATAGCATATGAAGTAAACACATCTGGGAACACGGTATCTGTAAAAATTAGTATGGACGAGTATGGAAAGTTTGTAGACCAAGGGGTTGCGGGTAGTAAGAGTTCTTATCCTGGTGTTGGTAAGACAAAAGATATACTTGGAATAGAAGAAAATTTTGGTTTTAAGGGTTTAAATATAAAAGAGGGGGTGGTTGAATCGTGGATAGCAAATAAACCCATTAAACTGCGAGAATTAAAAGGATCGTCAAAGGGCGGTCAATACAAATCTAAAACAAAACCAAATATCAAAAGTGCAAGTTATTTAATAGGTAGAGCAATAGCGACAAGGGGCTTACCTTATACTGGTTTCTTATCAAAACCAATTATAACACAAGGTAAAAATCTTGAGAATAATCTTTGGAATGCTTTTGGTGAAGATATTGGAGATAATTTAGATAAGGTTTTAAATTTAAATTTTAAGTAATTATGGGATTAAGTATAGCACAAGCACCGATTTGGAGTGGCTCACAAAAATGGATACCAATTTGGTGGAGAAATCATCTGATATTTGGAATTGCACAAAGTAGTGATATATCAGCTTTGTATAAATATAAATTTGTATTAGCGGTATATTTAGATACAACGTCCGGAACACAAATAGCTAAAATTAAACAACCTTGGAATGGATATGAAAGCTCAAGTGGTGTAGATAGAAGAACATTTTTTGATATAAAAGAAATTGTTGCGAGTTATGTTAGTTTTACAACAAGGGATCCAAACGAAACCAGCTCATCTCAAGACGCTGAAATTCACGGACTGGGAATGAATAACCCAGACAAACCGTATGGCTTAAGTAATAATATAGTTAGAAAAATAGCTGTCAAAGCGTGGGTTGAATATGCTACAACACCGAACGGTGTTCCAACAGAAGATACGAGCGACACGGTAGACCAATTAGATTATTATCAAAATGCTACATATAAATTACCACCAGATATTACACAAACTCAATATGATTTAGATTCTGACCCTTTAGATGATTACGATCCAAATTCAGGAGGAACAGGAAAGCTACTTACTGACGCTGATTATACTGACGCTAAAGTAAATATTAAATATGATTTCGATACTTTGACAGGTAGTGCTGGAGAAGATTTAAGATTTAATACTACTAAATATGTCCAGTTTATTAATCAACAAGATAGAGCAACAATAGCATACAGACCAGACACTTATTATAAAAGAACAGCTATTACAGTATATTATTCAAGCGGTTCAGATACCGACTATATTACAAGCGAGACTGCAACTGGTGGTTCGGCAACTGCAACATCTGACGATAAAAGAATAATACATTTTGGGTGCGGTCCAAGAAATTTACAATCAATATCAGCGGGTGCTTGGGGTAGTGGCTCAAATACAATATCAATTCAAATTGCGTCTGGTAATTGGTATTATTATACCATACACGGAGAAAGCACAGCGGGAACAGATGGAACAGAAAAATACTATTTTGTTAACGGAAAATATGCTGATGATAATATGGGTTGCAATATTTGGAATAGACCTGTCGCTTTAGGAGATAATACAACTGAAAATTTATCTTACATTCGTTTAGGTTGGATAAATAGTTTAGGCACGTGGGATTATTTTAATTTCGCTTGTAAAAATACAGAACGAATTGAAATCAAAGAACGTATTGATATGCAAACACCAAGAGGTGTATTCAATGAAGAATACTATTCAGAATGGTCTACAGCTCAAACCAACAGGTCGCTGGGTGTTAGTGCGAAAAGAGTAATGACATTAAACACAGGCTACATTTCAGATGGCGAGGGCAAATTTCTACAATGGTTATTAAAATCACCACTTGTTCATTTTATAGGAATGGGTGAACAAAACGCAAGTGGAGACAATAATATCTCTTGTCCTGTAAAAGTTAAAACCAGCACACTGACTAAAAAAACTAAACTGAATGATGGTGTTAAAACTAACTATTCATTTGATATAGAATTTATTGAAAAAGAACCAGTAGTAGCAAGATAATATGAGCAAACCCACAATACAAGTAGTTGCGTTTCGTAGAGAAACAAATTCAGACAGTATATATAATACAAAGCCCTATTATTTAGATATACAGGACGCACCTAATATCTCAATCAATTATAATTTTGAAGATGTTAAAAACCCAGAAACAAGAAAAACAGATTTCAGCCAGACATTCAAATTACCTATGTCAGATGTCAATAATCAATTCTTTGAACATTGGTATAATGTAAATATCGACAAATTAATCTATTCACAAAATGATTTAATAGAAGCTCAAATAATAGTAAACGGACAACCTGTATTAACTGGTAATTTAAAGCTACAAGGGGTTTATAAAAAGGCTGGATATTACGATGTTGCTATATTGGGAAAAATTGCAACACTATTTACAGCGGTGGGAACAAAAACCGTGAGAGAGGCTTTTACTACACAAGACGAAACAGACCCTACCGTATTCACCGATGATGATGATTTCAAACACTTGTGGGGAACAGGAAATGTTGAGAATTCTTGGACTGGAGATGGTTCAGTTGTTTTCAATAATACGAGTGGTGTTAGCTTACGAGATACGGTGGCGAGTGTAAATAAAGTTATTTATCCAATAACAGCAAGCACACATTATCGATGTGAATGGGATAATAGTAATGAAAATGACTGGTTGAATAATCAAACAGATATAGACGATATAGATGGTCAGGATAGAAATTGGGTTCATTATTTGCCACCAGCTTTGCAGTTAAGATCCATATTAGATAAGATATTTTCAAAGGCTGGTTTCAGATGGTCAAGCACATTTTTAGATAGTATTTATTTTAGGCGAATATTTATGTCTACAATGGATCACGATGAAACAGCAAATAGATTACCTTCAAGCGATTATCCGGCTGTATTCAATGGTAATGCTTATATGATAGCCCCAACAACAACTGACGCACCAGACGCCCCATTAATCTGGGGTGTTGATGATTGGATATTTATGGACACAGGCGAAGACACTTTATCAACAGGTTCTTTTTCTGGTCCTGCTGTTGATAGTGGTGAGGTCGGACCAATGAGTTCATTTCCAGACTTGTATGAGTTTACACCGAACGTGACTGGTGCTTATCAAATAACTATCACATCATATATAGAGCACTATAATATAAGTAGTGGTTCTGCAACAGGACAAATTGCTTTCAGCTTTCACGATGGATCGTATGGGGTAAACCCTTTAGCTATTCAAGATTTTGAATTTAATGGTTTTACGGATCAATTTTTACAACTAACAACCACAGTATATTTAGAAGCTGGTGAAAGTTATCGACCATATATGGCTGTTGCGTCAGATAGTGGATATGCTTATCCAATAATAGAACTTGGCGGCAATACATTAATTAATGGTCATCGTTATGAAATAATGGTTCTACCCGAACAAATAGGGGTTCAGATTAATGGTGCAACAATCAATCCACCTGTTGGAATTGACCCAGATTTAAAACAATCAGATTTCTTAAAAGATATTATTCAAAGATTTAATTTAGTAGTGTCTGCAGATAAGGAAGATTCGTCATTATTATATATTGAACCCTTTGATGATTTTGTGGGAACAGGTGAGGTTAGAAATTGGGATAATAAAATAGATGATGAAAAGGAAATACTATTAAAACCAACATCAGATTTAATTAAAAAGGGGGTTCATTTTCACGATAAAGAGAGTGAAGATTTCTTAAATAAAGTAGTTAAAGAACAAATGCCTAATTCTAATGTCTGGGGTCATTATAAACAGAATTTCAATAATGTATTTGCTAAAGATGGTGAATTTGAAAATAAACCAGTATTAGCACCTTATTTAGTTAATAGACCAATGACTTCGCAGAATAGTGGAACATACGATCCTTTATTAAATAATTTTGTATTTAATGACCAAGCAAGTTTCAACGAAAATGGTTCACCGATAATAAAAAAATCTCCTCATAAATTATTCTATTATAATGGTATGCCCACTACTTTAGATGAGCCAATATATATGTTTAATTATTATTATGTTTATGAACAAATATATTATGCAACCATCGAATACACCAAATACCCATTATGCACTGCATATGAATTAGATAATTCAAATTGGGGTTCAACAAATGATTTCAGCACAATGAGGTCTTTATTCTGGGATTATAATCGTAATGACTGGATAACCGCTACCACTATGTTTAATGGCTATATGGGAGATATACCAAAAGCTTTATACGAAACATATTGGAAAAGATATATACAAGAAATGTATTCAGAAGATAGTAGACTTCTTGAATTAAATATTTACTTAACACCACTTGATATAGCAAACTTTGATTTCAGAGATATTATATATCTTAAAGGAACATACTGGAGAGTGGTTAAGCTATCGAATTACCAAGTAGGAACAACAACATCAACAAAAATTACTTTATTGAAATCACCAGACTTGAATGGTATGGTTTGTTGGTCTGACCTTTGTGATAATTTAGAATATCAAGTATTAGTGGGTGGTTCAGCGTTTGGGGCTGATTATTTCATTCAGATTGCTGATGGTTCTGGTGGCTTTACTCCTTTTATGAGCCCAGAATGTTGTGAATGTTTTGGGGGAACACCAATAGCAGATTTGAACCCTACATTTTGCCTTGTATATGGTGCGTATTCTGACCCTAATAGTGAAACCGTCACCAACACTGATGATCCTGTTGTTCCAGAGGGTATGCCGGGGCAACCAACAGGTTCAGGACAAGCGGGTATTATGTCGATGGGAACTAATTTAATTGGTGGTGGTGGTGTTGATGTAAAAAAGATTAAAGCTTTAACAAAATTAAAGTCATTTTCTCCAAACAAAACATATAAATTTGTAGACAAAAATGGAACTATAAGAGATATTACAAAGCCAAAGACACCGCAATTAAGCTATCAGAGAAATGATTTCGATGTGGTGGGTAATACTACGAGTGCAATAGGATATATTAATGTCGGAGGTAGTAAAAAACCAATAATAATACGAGGTGAAACCATTTCATATGTTAATGCTAAAATTACTTGTATCGTAATTGATGGTGCAGTAGATACAGGAAAGAGTGCTACATTCAATATTGACACCGCTTTTACAATTTCAGAGGGCTTAATAACTAAAATAGGTGTTGGAAACATAACAACTACTATACAAAGTAATTTAACAACATTATCTTTTGCTTTTGCTTTAGAATGTCAATCAATAAGTTCGGGAAGACCGCAAATGATAATTAAAGTAGTCACGTCAAATGCCGACAGTTATACAAAAGTCCAATGGGCTGGACAAATGAGCGTGAATACGATGGATATATTGAATTCAACAATTAGTGTTGCTGAAACATTTCTCGCATTATACGAGTCGGCACCATCAGTAAGAGATAATATACTATTAGAAGATAATAACAAATTAGCTTGGAATTAATGATACACTTAAATCAAATACCTAAATATATTAATTCTACTTGCGAAACAATACCAAAGCAAGTAAAATTAGCAGGAATGAAAAAAAGATACGGAAACGAAGAAATAGACATCTTATTCGGCAAATATGAAAAGCATACAAGCTGGAAAAAGTTTATTCATAACATAAAGCAAATATTATGGCGAAGAAAATAACATACGAAGTAGAAGTTAATGTAGGAAATGCGGAAAAAGGCTTGAAGAAAGTTGATGATGGTGTGAAAGATATAGGAAAATCAACTGATGAGTTGAAAAACAAACAAAAGGGTCAAGCTAGTGGTCGATCTAAACAGCTTTCAGAAGAAAAGAAACAACAGGAAGAATTAACCAGCGAAATTGGTTTTATGGGAATCACTATTGGTGGTGTGAAAAGTGCGTTTTCAAAAATGGGAAAGACAGCAAAATTAGCTTTTTCAAGTATCAAAATGGGTTTAATTGCAACAGGGATAGGTGCTTTTCTTATAGCTATAACATCTCTGATGGCTTATTTCACCAAAACAAAAAGAGGTGCGGAACAGTTAAGAGTTGGAATGGCTGTTCTTGGTGGTATAATGGACAAATTAATGGACACGGTGATTTCAGTGGGTGAATGGCTTGTGAAATTATTTACAGACCCTAAACAAGCGATTAAAGATTTGTGGAAGTCTATAAAAGAGAATTTAATAAATAGGTTTAAAGGGCTTATTAATACCAGCAAAGCACTTGGAAAAGTATTAAAGGGGGTGTTCACTTTAGATTGGGATATGATGAAAGAGGGGGCAAAGGACGCAACAAATGCTCTAGTTCAATTATCAACTGGAATGGATCCAACCAAGATAAAAGAATATAGTCAAGAAATAATAAATACAGCAAATGCGTATGGAGAGTTAGAAAAAAGAACAAATGCTTTAAAAAACAGCAACAGAGAATTAAATGTTGAATTCGCACAACAAAGAGCAGAGGTGGCGGCACTTCGATTAATAGCGGAAGATATTACAAAGAGTGTAGAAGAAAGAATTGACGCGGCTCAAAGAGCGTTTGATATTGAAGATGAATTAATGCAAAAAAGGGTTGCAAATGCCGAAGAAGAATTAAGAATACAACAAGAAAAAATGGCTTTAGCCGAAAGTTCGGAAGAAGATTTTGACCGTGAGGCTGAATTGATGATAGCACTCGCAAACATAAGACAGGAAAGTGCTCAAAAACAAATAGCAATTAATGTTAAATTAAATTCTATTAAACAACAACAGGCTGCCGAAGATAAAAGACTGCACGATGAAGAAATGGCTCGACAAAAAGAGACAGAACTTGCCCTTGAAAAAGAAGCTCAATTAATAAAAGACAATGCTAAAAAAAGGAGAGAATATCAAACAAAAGTTGCCGAAGATTATGACGCTTTGAGATTGTCTTATACTTCAATGCTAGACCAAGAGTTATACGCTTTAGAAGAAAAGTTTTTAAATGAAACAGCAATAATTGAAAGAGCAAGAAATCAAGGTCAAATTCGAGATGAAGAATATCGTGAAATGATGGATATTGCCCAATACAATTATGACCAATCTGTATTACAAGCAACACAGGAATTAGCTAATGCAGAATTAGCAATAGAAGCTGATAAAATAGATCAACAATTACAAATGAGACTTGAAACAGCAAGTAATATTTTATCAAGTATTGAAAGTATAGGGGCAACAGCAACAGCAAAAGAAATGGACGCTTTAGATAAAGCATATGCCGATGGAAAAATGAGTGAAGAAAAATATAATAAACAAAAAGAACAAATTGAGAAAAAAGCGGTGAAACGAGAAAAGAGAATGGCTATGTTAAAATTATTAATTGATACTTCGAGTGCTATTTCAAGTGGTATAGCAGGTGCGATGGCTAGTGCAACAGCAACGGGGCCGGGAGCGGTATTTACAGCGCCGGGTTTTGTAGCAAGTATGATTGCTTTAGCTCTTGGTAGTTTTGCTCAAGGTTATGCAATTCTCAACCAAGTGCCGGGCGGGGGTGGAGATGGTCCACCATCTGACAGCTCACCAGAAACATCGGGGGGTGGAAATTCAACACCAGCACCTGTATTTAACCCAGACGCTTTATTACCACAAAATATGCAAGACACAAATGAGCAACAACCAGTCCAAGCATATGTAATAGAAAACGATATTACTAATGCACAAGCGTTAGCAGAAGAATTAGAGTTTCAAGCCACTTTATAAATACACACGAATAAACAATATGTTTAAAATTATATTTAATAAAACGATAAGAAATGAGCAAAAAGAAACTTGTTGAACTAATAATAGATCAGTTTTCTGAAAAGTTTGGTGTCCAAGCAATATCATTAGTTGAACTACCAGCAATCGAAGCTGACTGGGTTTATCTATCTAACGATAATTATTTATCACTTGCAAAAGTAGATGAAGAAAAAAGAATACTTGTGGGCGCAGTATTAATACCCGATAAAAAAATACCAAGATATGACGCTGACGCTGGTGAAGAATATGAGGTTTATTTCACCTCTGAAACAATAGAACAGGCTGAACAATTATTTATGAAAAACCTAAATGGTAATAATGCTACATACGAACATAGTGTAGATATACAAGGTTTGTCAGTTATTGAAAGCTGGATAAGTGAAGATGAAAAATATGACAAGTCAAATATGTATGGTTTTAAAATGCCTGTTGGAACTTGGTTTGTAAAAATGAAAGTTGATAATCAAGAAGTGTGGGATAAAATAAAATCAAATGAAGTTCGTGGCTTTAGTATAGAGGGATATTTCGTTGATAGAATTGAGCAAATGAACCAAGATATAATACCACTCACAGAAGATTGCGACGATTGTTTAGATCAATATACGTTGGGAAAAATAGGTGAATTGTTATTAGAAGAATTAAAACCTATTGCCGAACTTGATGGTGAACCTTTATTTAAAACAAAACAAGAAGCTGAATTATACGCTGAAACAATAAAGGGTTGCAAAGGGTATCACGAACACTCTATTGATGGAGTGAGATTATTTATGCCCTGTAAAGACCACAAAACATCTACAATGGATAGATACATCGTTGATGAATTTGGGGAAAAGAAGAAAATGAAGAAGAAAAAATACAAAATGCTTAAATATATATCTTTTATTAAAAGACAGGCTTTAAAGCGATATGACTGGAATGAGTGCATAAGGGATATGAGAAAAAAGTTCGGTCAGCAGACGCGAGGAAAAGAGGGTATATGCAAAGATAAACCACTTGCCGAGTGTATGTGCAGGGCTATGAACAACAGATAAGGAACAAACAAGTAATTAATAATCATATTTAATAAAACATTAAGAAAATGGCTACAACATTAGAAAAAATTCAAACACTATTATCAAGAAAAAAGAAATCAAAAGCATACACGGTAAATTTTTATGCTGAAATGAAATTAGATGACGGAAGAATAATTGCTACAGAAGAAGAAAGTATTGCAGTTGGTGTTGCAGTAAAAGTATTAGAAGATGATGGTGTTGCTTATCCACTTGACGCTGGAACATATACGTTAGAAGATGGAACAGCTTTAGTAATTGCTGACGGTGGTATCGTATCACAATATGGTGAGGTAGCGGAAACAGAAGAAGTAGTTGAAGAAGTAATGAATGAAGAAGTGGTTGAAGAAGTTGCTGACACATCGGTTGTTGATGAAGTGGCTGAAAAAATTGATAGTGCTACACCAGATGAAGTCACCACAGAAGTTGCTAAAGAAATTGCTCAAGAAATTGTGGATCATATGACTGAAAAAGTTGAGGACGCTGTTGCAGAGGTTGAAGAAGAAGAAACAGAGGAAGTTGAGGAAATGAAAAAAACTGAAATGTCTTCAATGGTGGGAGAGTTAATCACAAGATTAGAAAGCGTTGAGACTAAATTAAAAGAAATAGACGAAACACCAGCTGATAATGGAGTATCAATTAACCCAACAGGAGATGAATACTCATTCTCAAAAAAACCAAAAGACTTATTTGCAAAACAAAGTCGTAAAGATGTTCTAAAAATGACAACTTCTGAAAGAGCACGATTTATGATACAAAATAAAATAACAAGAATCTAAATATAAAAACAATGGCTAATAAAAATTTTCAAGAGGATTATAAAGAAATTAATCCTAAATTAAAAAAGTATTTTTTTACAACAACTAACCCAGCAATAACATCAACATATGCTGGAGAGTTAGCACTACCTTATTTAAGTGCGGCACTAAAGAGTGGTAAAACACTTGCTAATAACTGGATAACTATTAAAGAGAATATTCCGTTTAAAGCTGTTCTTAAAAACGCAACAAATGCAACTCTTATTCAAGATGGTTCGTGTGATTGGACTGAAAGCGGAACTACTACTCTTGCAGAAAGAATATTACAACCAGAAGAATTTATGGTAAACACTGAATTGTGTAAAGGTAAATTCAGAAGTGATTGGGAGGCTTTAGCTACTGGTTCATTATACGATGATAAAATACCACCAACATTTGAAGAATTTTTATTAAGTATGATTGCTGACGAAGTTGCTCAAAGTATTGAAAATTCTATTTGGGTTGGAGATAATACAGTATCGGGACAATTTGAAGGACTTGCTCGTGATACTGGTGTTATTGCTACTGACGGAAATACAGTATTGTCGGGAGCTGACTTTACATCGGGAACTAATGTTTTAACGAACTTGGATAAATTATTTACTGATGGAACGAATGGTATTTTAGCAAACTCTCCTGCAATAATAGACAAAGAAGATTTCACTATTTATGTATCACCTAAAGTTGCTTTATTGTATCAACAAAAATTAGCGTCTGATGGTTATTTAAATGAATACTATGTAAACGAAAAACCACTTAACTATATGGGTTATGAAATGGTTGTTTGTCCCGGAATGTCAGATCACAGATTAGTTGCTGGTCAAAAATCTAACTTATATTTTGGCTGTAATACTATGACTGATATGACCTCTGTTCGTGTTATCGACAGAACACCAATCGATGGAAGTGATAATGTAAGAATAGCAATGCGATATTCTGCAGGTGTTCAAATAGGTATAGCAAACGAGACATACGTTGTTAAAGAGGGTTAATTGATAACTAAATTGATAAGAGTGGTTGAAATATACCACTCTTTAACTATAAAAATTATACACAAATGGGATGTAGTTTAACAAAAGGAAGAACATTATCTTGCACACAAGCAATAGGAGGTATCAAAAGAGTTTATTTTTCATTATGGAGTAAAACTTTTTGGAGTTCGGATCTAACTTATAACGGAACTGATGTTTATCAAATAGATGATATTGATTCTTCAACAAATATGGTTCAATACGATACAAGACCTAATTTATCACAAATGACCGTGACGGTAGCTAATGGAGACGCAAGTGCTGGAACACCTGCTTTCTACGATCAAGCGTGTGATTTAGTTCTACAGAAATTAGATGTTGTTTCATTGGCTTATTTAAAAGAGTTGGGAGATAGTAGAACAATTGCTTGGGTTTTAGATATGAATAATAGAATTTGGGTTTTAGGTTTAAAACACGGATGTAGAATTACTGGAGGAACATTTGTTTCTGGAACAGCACGAGGTGATATGTCGGGCTTTACTTTATCATTATCAGCACAAGAAGCTGAACCAATGTATGGAGTGAAATTTGATGCGTCTGCAACTGAAACCACTGCGAATTATCCTTGGACAGGAATAACAACTCCTGCTAATGCGGCGATTCAAGCACAAGTGACACCAGCATAAATAAAACAAATTTTTCATATTCTGTTTTTGAAAAAGAGGGCACATCTGACGGTGGTTAGTCCTCTTTTTTTTATGTTATAATAAAAAAAAACCATAAAGCCAAATAATTAATTTTATACATCTGTTAATTTAGTTTCGTGCAGTAGGTAATGTATTTATACCACAAAAGATAGATAATGCCTTAAAACGAAGATTTTGCGTGTTAAATTAAATGTTATATTTTTACACATACGCAAACAGATTGCTGATATTTATATTTAATAAAAGAGATAACTATGTTAAAAGTTAAAACAAAATACCTTAATCAAAAGCCACCTCATTGTGGAATTACACTTGCTGAATTTTCACAAAAGCAATTAAAAAATTTACCAGAATATTTACGAAACGAGTATTGTGTTGAAGAAAAACCAAAACCAAAAAAGGTAAAAAAAGATGGCTTGGAAGATTAAAGATGAAATTTTAGAATTAATAAAAAAGAACAAATTTCCGGATATAAGATATTATACAGACGAAATGATTGATGGTATGAGTGAAGATAAATTGCGGGAACATATATTTGAGCAAGATGGTAAATAATTGGCAAGTAGAGTATTTTAGTTCACAATGGATGTGGTGGACTTATAATTACCTGTTTTTTCCCAACATTTGGGATAAAATGGTTTCAACACCAGTTATTACAGCAGAAACAGGAGTAATTACATTTCCATATTTCAAATGTAGGTTTATTAATATGAATAGTGGAGACTATTTTGATTGTTTACCTCATTCATCTCTTATACCTCCTAATTATTCAGCTGGTTGGACTGAACGATATGGTATTCAATTATGGTTTAAAGTATTTAATAATAAAGCTGTTGACGATCCATCACCATCACCAGCACAAGCGGAAGATTTATCTGATGGTCAATTAGACTTTGGATATAATAAGGGAAGTAGAACATCTCACTCTTGGGAAGTTCAATTAATAGAATGCACTGACGTGACTAATTTATCTCAATATACATATAATGTGGCTTTGCTGGGGTCTGGTAGTATGTATTTTGAGGATAAAGAAAACAAAATTTATAAAGAGTATGCATACGGTAATTACTATCACGATAATATTTACTTGTGGAATACTCATAACAGGCTTAAATCTTATAGATCACCTTTACCACCACTTGATGAATCTTAATTATGAGAAAAACTAAAAAAACAAATCTATCAGTATTCAATTTGAGTGAATACAATTTACCTACCATAAACGAAGACTATGGAAAGGACTGGGTTTCATTTGGTGATGATAATTTATATCCTCAATATTTAATTGAATTATATACAGGTTCATCAATACATTCAGCAATAGTAAAAGGTGTATCAGCAATGATATACGGAGAGGGGATAGACGCTACCGATAAAGATGAAAACCCTGAAAAAATGGAATCGTGGTTAAAACTTCAAACATTATTAAGTAATAGCCCAGATTGTTTGAAAAGATTAGCGTTTGATTTAAAATTACACGGAATGTGTTATGTCAATGTAATATGGAACAAACCACGAACAAAAATTGCACAAATAAAACATATACCATCACAATATATAAGGGCTGGTAAACAAGACCACACGGGCGAAATACCTTATTATTATTTCAGTAGTGATTGGTCGCAACCAAGACGTAAAGAGTTCAAACCATACACAATACCAGCGTTTAACAGCAACGATAGAAGTCAAGCAAGTCAAATTTTATGTATTAAAGACTATTCTCCAAGTAGTGTTTTTTATTCAACACCAGATTATCAAGGATCTACAAGCTATATACAATTAGACCTCGAGATAGCACAATTTCATCTGTCTAATATCAAGAGCGGGTTATTTCCAAGCGCGATGTTAAATTTCAATAATGGAATACCAACGGAAGAAGAAAGAAAAGTAGTTGAACGAAAGGTGTATGAGAAGTTCGGTGGTTCGGGTAATGCAGGTAAGCTCCTAATCACATACAACGATGGAACCGATACCAAACCAGAAATTACACCGATTACAACTAATAATGCAGACGAACAATACCAATTCTTATCACAGGAAACTACTAAAAAGATACTTACGGGTCATCGTTGCACCTCCCCTTTATTATTCGGTGTCAAAGGAGATGGATCGGGCTTTGGAAACAACGCTGAAGAATTAAGAGATAGTTATTCGTTATTTTCATCGAGTGTGATTGCTCCATTTCAAGAAACTTTGCTTAATGGTATGCAAAAGATATTCGCAATTAATGAAATACACTTAGACTTATTCTTTATTACTTTAAAACCAGCCGATTTCCTTGATTTAGATGTAGTAGAAACAATATCGGAAGAAGAACAACAAAAAGAGGGTGTTGAAATGTCTAAACAAGGTATTGAAGTAAAAGATGATAAAGTTTGTCTTGATTATTTTGATGAAATAGGAATACAATTAGATGACGATGAATGGCACGAATGTTATGCGGAAAAGATTTCAGATCATAAAACATCTTTAAAGTATCACGAATTCGCTTATGCACCCGCTGGACACCCAAATGAAATAACAAAAGCAAGTGATTTAGGAATGTTTAGATTATTATATCGTTATTCTCAAAACTTATCTCATAATAGTAGACAATTTTGTCAAAAGATGGTAGCCAAATCTCAAGCGGGAACATTATACAACATTGATGATTTACGAAAGGCAAGTAATAGGGCTGTGAATTCTGGGTTCGGTCCTGATGGATCAAACACATATGATATTGCTCTTTATAAGGGCGGTGCTAACTGCAAACATCATTGGGAGAGAGTGTGGTATTTTAGAAAAAAAGTTCCTAAAGGTGTCACGTTTGTTGATATGGACGGAAAGGAATATACAGAGGGCGAGTATTTACCGAACGGAACACTAAACCAATACGAAAAAATATCAGAAGCAACAGCTCAATCTATTGGTTATCCAGCTTATATGCCCGCAGATGATGTAATGAGAATACCAACTTATGACCTGCCGAATCACGGTTTTTTAAAATAATATAATATGATAGTAAAAGGATTATACGTTTCATCAGCACAAGTAATGCTGACAACACCACTCTCACAGAGTGTAGACCCAGATATAATAACACCGATTATATCACTTGCACAATATAAATATATCGTTCCTGTTCTGGGCTGGGATCTACATTCTGAATTAGAAAATATCATAAATTACAACACCTCAAGTATTACAACCGATCAAAGAAGATTAATTGAAGAATATATTACACCAGCTTTATGTGCTTTTACGTTTTGTGAGTTAGTTCCTAATTTAAGACTGCGATTTGTAAATAACTCGGTGACTATTATGAACAGTAATCAATCTACTGGTGCAAGTTATGATGATTTGAAACCAATTATTAATCAGTGGAGAGATATGGGCGAGTTCCATAGACAAAGATTAATTAATTACCTTTGTAAAAATCAAACCCTGTTTCCTAAATATAGCACTGACACAGAAGATCAATTAAGTGCAACAACAAATAATTATTATTCTGGTTTAAATATTGATAGAGGAATATCAAAAAAAGACTTACAACTCAAATCAATTATTTCTGCGGCAGGTATTAAAGGTTTCAACTAATGATAAAAGGAAATAATAATAATTGGAAAAAGGTTATTAAAAAAAACGAAAACCGATTAAAAAAATACTTAACTAAATTAGATACAAATGGCGACAAGACTATCTCAAATAACAGCACTTGCGGAGAACCCAGCAAGTGATGATTTTTTAATGGTTGTTGACAAATCAGATACAACCTCATCAGCAGACGGAACAAGTAAAAAAATTGATAATAAATATATTATCCAAACTGACAAATTGAGTTTAGTGGCGGCAAATTTTAACGCGATGGACGATACAGGTGCGGTGGGAACATACCAAGAGTTAGTTCAAAACCCTGGTTCTGGTTATGCAATTATACCGTTAAGTGTTTTAATTATTACAAAAAATTTCGTGACAGCAGAAACATCAAATAATAGTTTGTATTTCGGTTGGTCTCCATCAACAACAACTTCTTATTGGAAAACTATATCAAGATGGAATGGGTCTGTTTTAACAGTAGCTTCTTTTCAATATGTAGCCGACATTTCAGCACGAGGAATGGCGGGAGCATCAATAGAAAATTTGAAATTCTATATGTTTGCTAACAATAATTTCAACGGAAATTATGGTGCTGATGTTTATACAACATATCAAATAGTCAAGTTATAATGCTCAAATATCTAATATATATATTATTAATACCTTTATTGTCTTTCGGGCAATTCTATAAGTATTCTACAATATATATGGGCGGAAGTATGAATGCTATTGCACCAGCTATTGAAACATATCAATATACAAATGGTCAATTAATTGAAACCACTGATAATAATGGTTATAATTATCGTTATCAAATAGGTATTAAAAAAATATCACGATATAAATGGGAAAAGAAACCCAAATATTATTACGATGGAAAAGAAAAAAACACAAGTATATATCGCTCTCCTGTAGATAAATTTGAATACTTATTACAATATGAAAGGGTAAAAGAACGCTCGTTAGAATTTGAAAATTATGACCTTTGGTTTCGTTATGTAGGTGAAAACTATATTGTCAAAATACAACAATCAAATAATGGTTATGTAGATTTGCAATATAAAGCCCTTGATTTTCGCTTTAAACACGATTTTAAGGACTTTAGAGCAACGATTGGAACAATTATAAGGAATTACCCTATTTACGATGTAAATGCCTTTAAAAACGAATTTCCTAATTATAACAATTTTCATCAAACAATTAATCAACTTGGATATTATTCTGAATCTTCATTTGTTGATGGTAATAATAACGGTTTTATGGATCGGTGGGAACAAGCACAAACATTATGGTTGAATAATAATGGAGATACAATAGCAAATTCAACTTCACAAATGCAAGATATATACGGAAATATTGTGAGTGATTACAATAGGAACTGGGCTACCGAGCAAGGAAATCAAAATACATTATCTGCGGTGGTGGGTTTATCTTATTACAAGTATTTTAATAATTTCTTTATTCTTTTATATGGAAATTACTTTGTATATAATCACGGACTAACAGAATATGCAACAACTTCTAACGATTACGATTTTGGGCTGGTAGGAAATTTAAAATTGACTAAATGGTTTTCGTTGTATTCTCAATTAAATTATTTAAAATACTTTAATAGAGAAAATTACACAATTAACTTTGGAATTAACTTTATAATAATTTAAAACTATGGACTTTATAAAAAGAATATTAGATACATTTGAAGACGCTTTTCAATCAAAGAAATTTTGGTATGCAGTAGGAACAATATTTTTATTGTTTTTCTCTAATAATGTTGGTATTAGCGACCAAGCAGTAAATAATGTAGTATTAATAGCTATTGCTTTACTAATTAGTCAAGGAATTGCAGATAGACAATGTAGCAAATGAAAATAAATGAAAAGTCAGAATTCACTCTTGATCTCAAGACAATTATTTTAATCATTGGTTTTGTGGTATCATTATCAACTACTTATTTTACTTTGAAAGCTGAAATTGATATTGCTAAAGAATTACCAAAAATGCCCATTTCTGAAAAAGAATTTGAGCTAAAGGACGAATTAATACGCTCAACCATAATGAGTAATGCCGATAGGTTAGAAAAGATTGAAAATAAATTGAATAAGATTGATGAAAGACTTTATGATTTAAATCAATGATTATGAATGTAGGACAGATATTATTAATTGTTATTGGATTTTTGTTTTTTGGGTTAGGAGTTTGTAATGCACAAGTTTCGGTAATTCATTTTAATAGCGATTGGAACACGGATAATTCTTTTGATATATCAACACTAAATGATTGTGATACTCAAAATGTAATTATTTGTAATGAACCTGTTTTAAAAGATAAACATAATATAATATCTGTTCCTACAATTATTGTATTTGATGAAGACGAAGAAGTGAAAAGATTTCAAGCAAATATTATGATGGAATTAACTTGCACAAAAAAAGATATTCAAAAAGAAATAGATAAAATATTACTAAAAAGATTTGAATGAGATTATCTAAAAATTTCACTCTTAATGAATTTACAAGATCCGCAACAGCTTTAAGACTGGGTATTGATAACGATCCAAACATAATTGCCTTAGATAATATACAAAATCTTGTGGATAATTTATTACAACCATTAAGAAACAAAATTGGTGCAATTAGAATAACATCTGGATATAGAAATGAAAATTTGTGTTTGGCTTTAGGATCAAAAAAAACAAGTCAACATACAAAAGGACAGGCGGTAGATATGCAGTTTGTAAAAAGAGGTAGAATGGACAATATGTTTTTAATGAATACTATTATTAAAAATTTTGATTTTGACCAAATAATAAACGAATTCAATTACTCTTGGATACATTGCTCGTATAAATGTGAGGGTAATAGAAATCAAATACTTAAAGCATACAAAGAAAACGGAATAACTAAATATATAGATATAACACATCAATACAAATCAATATGAAATTCTTAAAAAATTTATTCGGTGGCTTAAATTTAGATATTAATAATCTGGTAGATAATGTTATTACCACTGATGAAGAAAAGAAAACACTAAAAATAAAACTAAAAGAGGTTATATTCAAAGCCCAAGCGAGTGCAGAAGAACAAATTACTCGTAGATGGGAAAGTGATAACAAAGCTGGGTGGCTACCAGCAAACATCAGACCACTAACTTTAGCGTTTTTAGTGGTATCAACTATGCTATTAATATTTATAGAGGGCGGAGTAATTAATTTTAATGTAAAAGAAAATTGGATTGATCTACTTCAGCTCGTTTTAATTACGGTGATTGGTGCTTACTTTGGTGGGCGAAGTTTTGAAAAAGTTAAAAAGAATTAAAGAAAAAAGGTCATATAGGTTAAGATTAACCAAAACTGAACACGATATAATTAAAACAAGACGAGACGGTGAAGATGAAGTAATTTTAATTATTTCGGATATGCATATACCATACCATCACAGGCATACAATTAACTTTTTAAAAGCTATAAAACAACGCTATAAACCCACGAATATCTGGTGCATAGGTGATGAGGTCGATTTTCACGGATTGAGTTATCACGATAGCGAACCATCTTTAGACACGCAACATCAAGAAACTTTAAAAGCGAGAACAACCATACAAGAATTAGAAAACTTATTTCCAGAAATGGTGCTCGTTCATTCTAATCACGGATCTATGCTATATAGACGTGGGAAAACTCACGGCATACCCAATTATATGTTGAAAGATTATAACGAAGTTCTGGGTGTTGGAAAGGGCTGGAAATGGTATGTTGATTATAAGTATCAAATGAATAATAAACAATGGGTATTTATGACACACGGAATGAAAAAAAATGGTTTAGCTTTAGCTAAAGAAATGGGAATGTGTGTTATTCAAGGTCATTATCACACGGAATTTAACATAGCATATACCTCAAACCCGATGGCTTTGAATTGGAGTATGATGTGTGGATGTATGATAGATGATAAGTCTTTAGCATTTTCTTATAATAAAGTCCATTCTGCGAGAGTAATATTAGGATGTGGTATTATTATCAATGGACAGCCAAAATTATTACCAATGGTATTAAATAAGGGTGGAGATTGGAATGGTATTATAAATTAATTACATCTGTTAATCTGAAAATTATTAAATTTTTTTTACATTTTTCTTGAAAATACTTGCTTGATATATAAAATTTTTTTTATATTTGTATAACAAACAAACAGAAATACTATGAAAAATTTAAAAACAATACTAAAAGAATCATTAAAAGAGGGTTTAAAAATAGAATTATATAATAAAAATAATGATGATTATTATATTATACATAAGAATTATGATAGTTTTATTTTAGAAATGAATGGTAAAGCTGTAAAGATTACTAAAACATTGAATCCATTATTAAAGATATTTAAAAGCATAGAAAGTCAAATGTATATCTATTTGGATTTTATTAATTATGTAGATAAAAATTATAATACATGGAAATCTTTTAACTGGTTAATTGAAGATATGGAGAATTATGAGATAATTGAGGACATAGATTTTAATAGAGAATAATAATAATAACAGGGGGGTGTAATTCCCCCCAATTAAAAACAATACAAAATGGAATATCAAAGACTTGTAGACTTAATGTTATTAGATAAAGAAACATTAGTTAAACGAATAGATGAATTAGAACGCAATTTAGAAGCTCGAGAACGAGATATAAAACAAATCTTAAAAGATTGGAGAAAAACAATTGATTTAATTAAATAATTATGGATAAAACATTACACATTAAAGAATTTGATACCTCTACGAATAAGGGGTTCAAACGAGCAATTAATTGGGAAGAACAAAACCCTGATTGGAAATTATTAACACCACGAATTGAATTGACTTGGTATTATGAGCTTGAAGAAATAAACGGAAAGGCTTATTCAAATGAATTAGATGAGTGGGTTGACATTAAAAGATTTGGACTATGAGTTATCAAGATTGGAAAGAAGATAAAATATACAAACATCAACACGGAACAAGTGGTAGGAGTGATTGCTGTGGTGCAAAGGTTTATGACGATGTTTTAATATGTGTTCAATGTAATGACCATTGTGATTATGCTAATGAATTATGTGGCTATTGCGGTGATGTTGAAGTGGAAGAAGATGAGCAATTTTGTTGTGATGATTGTTGGAGAGGTTATGCAAGTGAAACATTTTATGATGATAAAGATTAATTAATTATGATTAAAGATGAAAAAATATTAGCACAAGATATTAAGAAATTGATGTGCAAAAATAAATTAACAAAGTTGGATATGTCAAAGAAATTAGATTTAACTTATCCTACTATGTTGACCAAATTAAAAGAACCATATAATTTAAAATTAAGTGAATTAAGGTCGATATGTTCGGTTCTCAAAATTGACCACAAAATTTTAAAAAAACAGAATTATGACAAAAAAATCTAAAGTAGTTCGAGTTTCTGGTAATGGAACTTGGGAGGGCAAATACGGACTTATGTATAAGTTTGAAATTGAAATGGAAAACGGAGACATAGGCGAAAATTTATCTAAAACCTCTGAATGTAAATTCAAAGAAGGACAGGAAACAGAATACGAATTTGTGGACGGACAGTTCCCAAAAATAAAACCTGTTAATAATTTTCAACCAAGAGCAAATTATTCAAGTGCTGGTTCAGATGTTCAGGATAATATAAGATTTGCACAAGGTTTAAATATAGCTAATCTTCAATATTGCCACGGACTAATAACCGAAGACCAGATTGATGAGGTTGCGAACAGATATTATGAGAAGTTGAAAAACGGACCGCAAGTTAGTTTACCATTTTCTAATTAAAATATTATATATATGAAAGCTACATTTTTAAAATACTCAAAAAAACCCTCTAACTTTGGGGGGTTTTTTTACTACATTTTTGTAAAAGGTGAAGACGGAAAATCATATCGTGGTTGTATTGGTGATGGTTTTATAAACTTTGGTAAGTGGAACAGAATACTCGCAACAGCAGAACGAGGAGATATACTTGAAAATTTACGTTTAAAAGAATATAAAGGTAAACCAATTATTGACGCAGATAGTAATGTTGTTTTAAAGAAATTAGATATGCCTGGTTTTGAAGGAACTTATGAGCGATTAAATAACCTTAAAATACGATAATATGAAACAAACATACTTTCCACACGATTCAAACGCAAGGAATGATATTAAAATAATAAAATTGAGACAGTCTTTGGGTTTAGAGGGATACGGAATTTACTTTTGTTTACTTGAAATGTTATTTGCCGATAAAAATATGCTATGTGTTGATGATTATGATACACTTGCGTTTGCTTTACATTGCGAACCAGAAAAATTAAAAGCAGTTATCAACGATTTTGATCTATTTGAAGTTGATGGTAATTGCTTTTATTCTGCACGATTAAACGAAACAATAGGTGAAATTATAAAGAAAAGTGTAAACGCTCGTAAGAACGCAGAAAAACGGTGGAATAAACCTAATAATATGCAGTCGCATAGCAACGGTAATGCTATTAAATTAAATAAAAGTAAAGAAGATGACATTAAATTAGATAAAAGAATAACTTTATTTAAAACCGAAATTAATTCATTTGAACAATTTAATAAAGATGATAAGGAAAACTTTTTCCTCTATTGGTCAGAGTTAAACAAATCAAAAACTAGAATGAGGTGGGAACTGGAGAGAACGTGGGATCTGAAAAGACGGTTGCAAAGGTGGTCAAATTCTCAATTTAATAATATAAATAAGCAAACCAAATTTCCAGACTGGTATGATGAATATACCTACAAGAAATTAGATAATGATGGTAGAAAAAAATATGAAGAACATTTAAAATCTTTAGGTTGGGAAAGTAAATATGCTCCAAGTGTTGGAATGGTATGGAACAAAAAAAAGTAAAATACATTATTTATATAGATAAAGAAACAAATGGAACTAAAGGTGTTTATTTACATAGTCCGGGCATTATGAATGAAAAAAAATATAAAAAGTGGTTAAAAGATAACCCGAAAATAAAAATATATAAAACAGATACTTATGAGTCAGATATTTAGATTTTGTATCAGATGTTGTAGAATGTCTTTAATACAAGATGGAGAATGTTTTTTCTGCAAAGGTAAGTTTGTATTATCTGGTTTAAAAGATGATAGTAAAATAAGAAAACCAAAAAATGAAAAAACACACTAAAATTTATATGCAATATTTTGATTATTGTTTAGATGATGTAATTTTGTGTGAGTATTGTAATGCGAAAGCTGTCGATATTCATCACATAAAGCCTCGAGGTTTGGGGGGCAGTAAAACTAAAGACTTTATTGCAAACCTCGTGGCCTTATGTAGACCTTGCCATATTAAAGCTGAACATAATAAAGAGTTTAATCAAAGAGTGAAAGAAATTCATTTAAAAAATTTATGAAAGTATTGGAATTATTTGCTGGTAGTAGGTCATTCAGTAAAGTGGCTGAACAAATGGAAATGGAAACATTTACAACTGACTATAAAGATTTTGAAAGAATAGATTATGTATGTGATATATTAGATTTTGATATAAATAAAATACCATTCAAGCCAGATATTATTTGGGCTAGTCCACCGTGCACTACATTTTCAATAGCAAGTTGCTCAACACATTGGACTAAAGATAAAAAACCCAAAACTGAAAAGTGTTTAAAAGGTATATTAATGATTAAAAAAACATTATCAATAATACAATATTTAAAACCAAAATATTATTATATAGAAAACCCAAGAGGACTATTAAGAAAAATGAGTTTTATGCAAAATGTTGGAATAAGAAACACCGTCACGTATTGTCAATATGGAGATAGTAGAATGAAGCCAACCGATATATGGACTAATAA